CAGAGCGTCAGCCAGTCCTTTAGTTGTCATTTGATAAAGTAGAGCGAAGGTAAATGTTTTTGCCTTTTGCCTCAAAACGGGGTTGACCTCGCCAAATAGTATCTGGGCAGTACGGTTGTGTAAATCTTCGCCGCTCGTCAGTGTTTCGCGTAGTTTTTCATCTCGGGACAACCAGCACAGCATCCGAACTTCAATCTGCGAATAATCGGCGCGTACCATTGTCCAACCGGGCGTTGCTATAAAGCTGCGCCTGATTGCCTTGTTGCGGCTAATGTTCTGCAATGCCGGATTTGCGCTGCTTAACCGGCCAGTCACGGCCTCCGCCATCTTAAAAGTCGTATGTACACGGTCGTCAGAGTCTGCTGCTTTCAGCATGGCGTTGACGTAGGCTGACAGCAGTTTGTAATTCTGCCGATAGCCGATCAGCAAATCAAGGAACGGGTGTGGTCGGACTAAACTGATAAGCTCCAGGGATTTCTTGTCGGTCATTGGCCTGCCTGGAATTGGCAGACCAAGCTCCTCATAAAGAATGGATTGTATCTGTAGAAACGAATTTGGGTTGAACTCGTGCCCGACCACATCATTCATCTCGCCTTGAATCGCCTCGACCGCCCAATCCATTTTGTCTTTCAACTGCTCCAGGTAAGGACGGTCGATGGTGATCCCCGTAACCTCCATTCTTGCCAGGGTATCGCATGCTGGATAAAGGATTTCATTCAAGACGGAACGGGCCTTGTCGTCGAGTTGCCTGTCAAGTTCCTGTTCCAGCATCAGCGTGTAGGCAGCATCCCTGGCGTTGTACGGGTACATTAGTTCAGGGGGGCAATCCTCCATGTGAGACTTGTACGGGGATACAGGGTCTGCATAATTATTCACTCCCAACCACCGTTGGGCAAGGTACTTCAGGCCATGCGTTCCGTGTCTTTCGTCCAAAGTATAGGCTTCTAGTAGGGTATCCCGTCCTGTAGTTGCGGACTTGATACCGACCTTCCACATTGGTTTCAAGTCTGCTGTGTAGCTTTGGCCTACCTGGCAGACGCCTCTGAGAAAATAGTTCAGCTTATTGATCGTTAGCCGGTCGGATAGCAGTTGTTCTGTAAGCACCCCGGCGTAACCGGGTTCGGGGGAGATACCCAAGCACAGTAGTTTTTGCTGTGCCTGGGTACTGGCAAACTCCGTGTCCAAAGCGGCATTGCCCCCGAACCGGAAACGCCCCAGGAGGGCATCCAGAGCATCCTGGCTGGTGATCAGATCCCACGCGATGTCAGGTGCTCCTGCATCCACTTGCGTAGTACCTTGGGCATACTGCGCCGCTTTCAAAATGTCTCTGGCTAAATCCGGGTAGAGTTCAGGGCTGCGAAGCACGGCAGCCGGGTGGTAAGTTGGCAATACATTCGTCTGCAATTTGTCCGACCAAAATACCGAACCGCGCTTGTCAGCCAGTGACCGACTTCCGGGTAGCAACGACTTCATAGCGCAGGCACCCAACGCCAACACTAGCTTTGGTCTGTGGGAACATACTTCCGCCACTAACCTTGAGTGGCAAGCCCGCAGTTCGGCTGCCTTCGGTGGTCGGTGCGGCCAAGGGCGGCACAGACAGGCGTTAGTAATGTAAAGCTCCTCGCGCTTCAAGCCTACTTCAACCAACACTTTATTAAGTAATTGCCCAGCGGGTCCAATAAACGGACGTTTCCGCATTATTTCCTGGCTACCGGGCGCTTCGCCCACAACAACTACCTCAACCTGATCGGGGCCAAAGCCTTCAACTCTGGCACAATTTTGCAGGCCGCACTTCTCGCATAAAGGCTCGCATACATTAAACGGAGGTATTTCAGCACTTTCTATGTATTTGCGCATTCTTTGTCTCCTCCGAGTTAATCAAGTGTGTTACAAACTTGCCGGTAAACACACTCAATTATAGTGGGGTATGTTTTCCAAATGTAGTAGGCCATGTGGCGGGATGCGTCTCTAGCGTGTGGCTGCCCACGGGTCAGAGCATACCAGCCGAGGCCATCCAGCAACCACGGCAGGATAGCTTTCTTAATTGACGGCTCCTGGAAAATTAACTCGACTTTGTTCTCAGCACACCACTGCTCGATTGCGCCAATAACCCGCGGAGCGGGCAGGTCGTCGTTGGACAACGACCTTGCCTTCTCCGGGCGAATACGGAAGGACTCAACGATAATTTTTTCAGGCCACAATCTGTGAAGCTCGCGCAAAAACAGAGCAATATCCGACTCCTGCCCATGTAGTGCTTGCAGCGATGTTGGAGAAATCGCTAACGCAAACCAGCCTGTAGTCTTACCAGGGTCGATGGCGATAATCATAAAAATGTGCTTTTTGCAGGGGTAAGAGTCAGCAACCCACTGGAGATTTCAGCAGGGGTATCCTTGTCATCGTATTCCAACCACGCGCTGTTATGGTCGTCTGCTATGCAAACAGCCGCATCAACGCGAGGAACGCCTAACTTTTGAAATACTTCTACTGTACCGTCTATAGCCGCGTCCAAACCTCCGCATAAGATACTGCGCATATTCTCTGGATGATCCATGATTTGTTGGATGCAGAACGTAATTGCAGTACATTTGGTAAGCGTTTTCAAATCATGAAAGTTAAGCGGTACGGTTTTCTTAGCCATCACATTTTCCTCCTTGAGTAAAGTTTGGCGGCAGGATTTGAAGTCCTGCCGCTATATTCCTAGTTCTAACCACGCAGTATTGCTAGAAGCACGCACGGGTTAACCTCTGGGTTCTGTTTTGGCCGATCAGAAATATCATAAACCAGACCACTCTGTGTATCAATGTGTAACACATTTAGCAGCTCAATTTCGGGGTACTTTACACGAAGATAGTCCCCGACACGCTGTGCATAGTAATGGAACGTACGGACTGTTTCCTTATCGGCTTCGTCTTTACAATCGCTAATCTTGTCACCGCTCGCACGAGCACGAATTTCGTGTATCCGTTTCTGACCAGCCTGCAAGCGCGCCCAAATTTCCGGCTCTGCCTTTTTAAGATCAAGCACTAACTTACCTGTGGCCTGAACAGCATCCTCACCCATTTTTCGTGCCTCCTTGTATTTTTAGTTTTTAAATTTGGCGGCAGAAGTTGTCTCCTGCCGCCCTTAAACCGTCTTACTGCATCAATGTGTCCGCGGGAACTATAGCGTCGATCTGATTGTAAAACTGGCCGTTGTACTCACGGGAACTGACCTTGATTACGACATGCTTGTTGTGAAGCTCGCGGAAGTTAAACGCGCTTTTTTCTCCCGCAACCGGCTCGTACCCAGTTGCCTTGAGTACACGTCCAGTACGTGCAGCGCCCTTGCCAGCAAGCATGAGGTTATCCCTAATCTTGCGCCCTTGGTAAGGCCCTTCGTTGACTACGAACTCGATGGTCACGTAGGGCGTCCCCTTCTCACCCTGACCGTATCGCACCCCGCACGACACTGCCATTGTAGCGTCGATGGTGGCCTTATACAGTCCATTGGGCACCGGCTGAAACTCGAAGCTGTCAACCTCTGAATAATCAACAATAAACTCACCTGTAATCGGCATTGCACTTTCCCTCCTTTTAGTTTATATTTATTGGCTGCAAAAATGCGGATCTTTTGCCTCTTCGGGAAGAGTCTTAAACCACTCCTGCCAAGTTGTAATAATGTCAGTTAGGTTCGGATTCTTGATCGACATCGGGAATACACCCTCTGGTCCCTTCGTGGCATAAGCGTCGTTAAGGCCGATAGTCCACTCACGGGTAGCCACGCCGTCCATTGCTTTAACTCCCAAGAAGCCTACCAAGTTGAAGTAACTCGGTAAGAACATGGCCGCCCCTTTGGGCTGGATGAACGGCATCAACCGCATGTTGATGTCGGTTGCCAATGCCGTTACGATAACGTGCATCGGCAAATCCCGAAAATCCCGCAGTGTCTTGTACATACGCTGCAATACCACGTTCCAATCGCCCATCTCCAGTACATCCGCTTGCCTGCCGGGCTTACGTCTTACCCCCTCCTCCACAATCTCCCGCATGATGCGCTGGTTCACATCAGTCAGACTGTCAATAACCACGGACTTGAACGGATGTTTGCCGGAAGCCAGGTATTTTTGCGCCGCGTCTAAATCACCGCCAGTGCTAACCGGCCAGATCGGAATATTTATCCCGGTCAACCGTCTGAACATCATGATCGTCGGCTCGGCGGCGTTGGTATCTGTCAGCAACACCAGCGGATCAGGTGCCGTACAGGCCAGAAAAGTCTTGCCTGCTCCGTAGTCCCCGTAAATGCCGACTTTGGCGTAAAGTGCCATCTCCTCAATGTAGCGAATACGCTGCTTGGCGACGCTATTACTGACTACAAGCTCCGGCAGTGGGTCTAACGCTGTTACCAACATCAGTTTCCCTCCTCTCCTCGATATATTTACCTACAGCAACCAAACGGTTCCCGTAAGATTGACGCTTGCCCTGCACATAGGCCAAACGCTTTAGCAGCGTGGCATCCGTTCCATCGTCCTCGGCAATGCAAAGCTGCACGTATCCGCATCTCCAAGTACAGTGCAAAGCCGGATGCGGCAGGAACAACTTATCCTGCCCTATCTGGCGGTAAGTGTAGTACAACCTATCACGCAAGGCTTTAAGCTCCGTCGGGCAGCGCACTACATGAGTCCGTTGGATAATCGGAGTACGTGCTTTGGCGGGATTGACTTTACGGATCTGGTTGTACATCACCCCCGCCGGAATCTCGTTGTACAACTGCACCGCAGCTAACAGATAATACCCGACCTGCTCGTCAAGCCGCAAGTATGTCTCATTGGCAAATTGCGCTGTTGTCTTATGCTCCATAAGCCACAACTTACCGTAGGCATCCTTGACCAGGCCATCGAACGCTCCGCAATGCCTCACCCGAGCCACCCGGCCTCCAGGTATCCAAACGGGAACACTGTAGGTCTGCTCAATAGTTATAGGTTTGAAATCGTCATTCTCTGCGGCATACTCGATATACGCTTTTAGCAACTTCACGCCCAAGGCAACCTGCTCCACGGTTTCATCCGTGGCGTTCTCGCCCATTTCCGCCAGAGTCATTTCTGCCCAAGCGTCGTAATAGGCAATAGCATCACGTCCAGTATAGTAGGCCGCTAGTCCAACGTGCATCCCGGTTCCCAGCGTCAATTTCGGGTCTCTAAGTATGGGTACTAGACCTTCAACATGACGGTAGCGGTACAAACGTGGACAGGTTTTAAAGTCTGTTATTTCTGAAACATGGATCTCGCGCACTTAGATGCATCCTCCTCCAGCAGCATCGACTTAGTTTTCATCCTGCTTCGCTCCTTCTCCCTGAATTAGTGCCTTAATTGCATGTGCCGGTATTAACACTCTGCTCATGTCAAGCGGCACGGTCGGCAACTTGCCTTCTTCCACCATCTTGTAAATGGTGGATTTACCCAAGCGTAAGATTTCCGCCACTTCATCCACCGTGTAGACCAATGGCGTTTCGCTTATACCATGCGTGACCGACATAAAGTTATCCTCCTTCTTTCTGACCTCGCATAAGTTGTGTGATCGCACGGATCACCTCCCGCTTTTTCGGCAAAATAGTCTGGTGGATATATTCATCCACGGTCCCCTGGCAGACAAGGTTAATGGCGTGGACGGGCTTTTCCTGTCCGCGCCTATGGGCGCGTCCAATGGCCTGTATCTCCATGCTTGCGGGCACCCAGTCTTGGTCGAGAAGTATTACCACATCCGCCGCTTGCAAGTTCAATCCCTTGCTCATTGCTCCAATAGTGCCCAGCAGCACTCTGCAAGCCGGGTCGGTTTGAAACGTTGCAGCGTTGCGCCAGCGATCTTCAATGTTCATATCTCCATAGATGCTGGCGGGAAAGTATCGCTGCAACTTCGGCCACAGATGCTTCACGTAACCCGCAAACGTCGTGAACACCAGCACCTTGTAATCACCCGCCAGATTGTCCAGCAGGTTAAGCAAGGCGGCGTCTTTAATGCTGCTATCGGGGCCTCCAACCAACGCCGGGTTGCAAGCAATCTGGCGCAACCGGATTAGTTGCGCCAAGATGTCCGGCGCTGACAGAAACTTCTCACCCTCGTCGTCAAGTCTGACAATAAAGTCCCGTTCCAACTGTTTGTAAATACGTTTCTGCTCCCCCGACATCTCCAGATAAATGGTTTCCTGAGTCAGCGGGGGCAGGTTCAGCAGTTTCTTGTTTCGGCGTAATATCAATGGAGCAAGTTCTTGCTCCAAGCCTGCGGGGTCTCTGATACCGATCACCTCGGTTCCGCCCCACAAGTTTTGTATGGTGTTGCAGTGCTCGTTGATAAAACGCCAGTAGCTGCTGTACTGTTTTGGTTTGATAATGTGCAACAGCGACCACAACTCCTCTGGCCGGTTCATTATCGGCGTGGCTGTTATCAACCAGACATGCGGAATCTTCCGGCGTAAAGCGAACACCGCTTTGGTACGCCGGGCGCGGCGATTTTTAAAAGCCTGAGCTTCATCTATGATCACCACGCTCCACGGTATGTCCTGTAGCACTTCTAATTTGCGGACGACCGCCTCATAGTTGGTGATCACAAACCGGGCATCTGGTACTACATATGACTGTGTAGTATAACGGGCACAGGAAGATCCTGGCGACCATCGCCGGATTTCCCCTATAACCTCGTCAGTCCAATTGCAGATCAGGGACTTTTCCGTGACTATCAAAATTCGGTTAGCCCTAATTAGATCGCAAGCCCGGATTGCCTGGCCGCTCTTGCCTAGACCAACTTCATCGGCAAGGATCGCCCCTGGATGAGCGGCTAAAAACTCTGCCCCGTCAAGCTGGCAATTATCAAGTTTACAAAGAGCTTGTTGCATGTAGTCACCTCACGTTGCATAATGTGAAGTATTAGTGTATAAATGTGCCGTAAACAGGACATAATGCGCTGTAGTATTCACAAGCAGCATTTGCTTTAGCCTTCTCAAAAGATTAAACTACACGGGTATGATTGCTTGGCATATTTTGGCGTAAGTGTCTACTGTAGGATACATGGAAAGACCCCGGTTCTTTATAATACTATCATGACACACCCAATATGTCAACACTACACAACAATATTTTTGGAGGTGGTAAAAATGACTAAAGAACCTGGGTATCGTGTTTCTGAGGAACTGGCCGACCGTCTGCGTGACGTGCTGGATCGCCGGGGCATTACCATGCGCCAACTGGCCGACGCCTGCGGCGTAGACGAACGCACCGTTCAAGCATGGATGTCCTACCGGCGTTCGATCAATGCCCTCGATCTGGCCTCGATCTGCCTGTTTCTCAACGTCAGCGCGGACTTCATGCTCCAACTGGACAACCCGGAATTAACTGTTGAGATGCTGGAGCATCGACGCACAGAATTGTTAGCCAAACGGGAACAACTTATCGCTGAGGTGGCATACACCCTGAAAAATGATCCAGAGCAATGGACGGCGATAAACCGCGAGACCAACACCAACATTAAACAATTGCAAGAAGTGGAGCGACGACTGGCTCTTGGCAAGCACATATCCGCAAGACCAACACGCGTACCACTTTACGTGCACATAACCACCGTTGAAAACGGCCTGCCTGTGGATGACCAAATGGGAACCATCTGGCTGCCGCATCAGAACATGAAAGCCGATTTCGCCGTACAATTATCTGACAAAATTATTTATGTGCTAATCGGCGAGTGCCCGCTACATACGCGCTGTTTGGCCGTTAAAAACGGTGAAACAATCGTTACAATAAACACACTTGGAACCACGGTTCTAGGCCAAATCACGGGAATTTTAGAGACTCTCTAAAGTCCATGTACTTAAAATTCCCGCTACTTCTTTAAGGTCGCGGACAATATTTGCGTATAGAATCATCTCCTCAACCGTATGTGGGTGGTAAAATTCTGCCGCTATTTCGTCACCAATACTTACAACTAACTCGTAAACTCCCTGCAATCTATCCCGCAGGGACATAGGTATGGACGCGGGCATTGCTTAGACCTCCCTCTTTACAAGCAGCCAGCCAACGCGCTCCCCTGCACTCCGTCCAAGATACGGAACACGGGGCAGAGCGTTAGCCCTGCCTTCTGTCGTCCAAGCCGCCACGGGAGGTAAACGGCAAGGGCGATCATAATTAGCCTGCTATTGTTACGTGTGTTAGGCCTGCTATTGTTACGTG